AACCCATGGATAATTTTTTCTACAACTTAAACAAAAAGATGGCTGACTTAGCCACAAAACAAGATCTTTCAGAATCACGAGTAGCCGAAAGCGAAAAATGGATCCAGAAGGCCATAAATCCGGCTCACAAAGGTGATCTGCACCGGGCACTGCATGTGCCGGCTGGTGAAAAAATCCCCAAGGCCAAAATTGCCAAGGCAACACACAGCAAGAATCCCAAGCTACGCCACATGGCTCAGTTTGCCAAGAACGTGGCTCCAAAAGAAAGTATCGGCAGTACCAGTAGCACCTTGGAAGAAGGGCACTGTTCTGCCTGCGATTGTTCTCCTTGCGAGTGCAACAGCATGGAAGAGTCAGCTTTACAGGCCTATCTTGGTAAAAAGAAGTATGGCGACAAAGGTATGAAAGCCCTACAACAAGCCGGCCGTGAACATGCTGGCAAAACCAAAATGGATCAGATACGCAATCGTTACGACAAAATGGACGAAGCCGACATGGAGGAAGGCAATGCATTTAGTGGTGCAGTGGCCAATGCCAAACGAGATCACAAGAGTGAATTTGAAGTTGATGGAAAAAAATACAAAGTAGTTGAAGCCGATCCAACTGGCATGGAAGAAGCCGCATTTAAAACCCAGGACATCATGCGTCAAGAACGAGAAATGAAAAAACCACGCCACCGGGTCGGCCAAGGCGAACTCAATCAGGTTCCTGGTGTACAAAATCTTAAACCAAAGTCTAAAGAGCACCCGTTAAAGAATGTGGCCCGAGGTATCAAAGCATTTGTGCAGGGCAAACCCGAGCCAATGGACGAAGTAAAAAAAGCCAAACCCGATTTTCCAGATATTGATCACGATGGCGACCGTAAAGAAACAATGAAAAAAGCTGCCGCAGACAAAAAGCGCAGCACCGGCACAGCATTTGATCCTGAACACATGAAAAAAAGCAAAACCGATCAAGAGGGCACTGGTAATTTTGACAAGAAAAAAGTCAGCACCGGTACTGTATATACTCGCCGTCATAAAGAAGATGACGAGGAAGAAGTCACGAGCAATGAGCCAAAGCGTAAAGGTCGTCCCAAGGGACCAGCCAAGGGTCCTGAGCGTGTGACGGCCAAAGCATGGAAACACAAGGGTGGTCGTAAGGTCAAAGAAAATGATGTCAATATTATGAATCGTGGCGAATACGATCAAGAAGGTGACGAAGTAAAAGGTGACATGCACACTGTGATCCGCCATGCTCAAGAATTAGAACAGCATTTGAGAGACAGTGAAAACTTGCCGACCTGGATCATTGAAAAAGTAGGCCAGATCAAAGGCATGATGACCAGCATTTCGGACTACATGTTGTCACAGCACGAGCGTAGTGCTGAACACGAAACCGGCCAAGAAGGTATCCGTATTGCTGAAAAAGCTCCTCCTGGTGCCAAAGCCGAACGCATGGTCAAGCACATCAAAAAGTCATTGAGCAAAGATGGCAAATTGAGTGACAAAGACAAAGCCATCGCTTATGCCACAACTTGGAAAGCACACAATCAAGGCAAGGTAGAAGAAGAGTCTACTGAAAAACGTGACACACATGCTGAACGTGCTGGCCGCAAGGTAACCAAAGACATCGAATACGATGAAAAGAAAAAAGATGGTATCCACGGCAAAAAGCGTGGCAGTGAAGATGACAAAGCTGAACAAGCCGGTCGCAAGGTAGCCAAAGACATTGAGTACGATGAGAAGCATAAAAAAGTCAAAGAAACAACCTCAGGCAGTGTAGCCACAGTATCTAATGTTGCACCAAAAGCCAAAGGTATGACATTTGGTAAAGGCGTATACGAAGGTGCTATCGCAGAAAGTTTTGACAAAAAGTTATCCACGGTACTCAACGAAGGCATGAATGTGAGTGTAAACATGAACGCCGAAGGTCAAAAATCAGTCAATGTCAGTGCTGATGGAGATGATGCTGAGAAATTGGCCGAGATTTTAAAGTTGGCCGGACTAGGTGGACATGCTGGTGGATGTGATTCATGTGGCCAATCACCACCATGTGGTTGCAACACGGTCGACGAAGCCTACGGCGATGCCACAGCTACCAAGAACAACCCAGATTGGCCGACCGATACCGAGACTGTGGATGCCGATGATCCACATCTACGCAGATTCAGTGGCGGATTGAATGGCGCTAAATCAACTGGTCAACCCACAGTTCCTGTTATCGCCGGTCAGCGTCGCAGAATGAGCACCATGGAAGAAAACGTTGCTCTTGAGCGTAGCCTTTTTGATTTGTACAAAAACTATAAAACCAAATGAAAACCTTACGAGATTATCTTGCAGAAAGTGAAACTTGGATGCAAATTCCTGCAGAGGGAGATGCGTTTGCCATTGAGTTGGCAGATGGTAGTCTTGTAGAATCTTACGTCCTTGAAGCCGAATCGGGCAGTGTGCTACTAGATGCCACACTAGAGATTGTTGCGGTATTGGAATCATTTGACATGCTTACAGATCATCAAACTGATGATGCAGTGATCCTTGAAACCATGGGCTATGGTACCCTGGTTGGTGAAGAAGATGATGATGAAGAAATGGATGAAGCCAAATACCACGGTAGAGAAGTGCCGTTAGGCAAGCCCATGAAGGGCGATGTAAAAAAATCCAAAGTGTACGTGCGAGATCCCTCAACCGGCAATATCAAAAAAGTAAACTTTGGTGATCCCAACATGCGTATCAAGAAAACCAGTCCGGCACATAGAAAAAGTTTTAGAGCAAGACATCACTGCGAGAACCCAGGACCAAGAACAAAAGCGCGATTTTGGAGTTGCCGTGCGTGGTAAACAAAGGAAAATAAATTATGGCAGAAGCAAACGTAGTTAGCTCAGCAGGTAATATTACCTGGTACACAGACAAGGCCGAAATAGCCGCCTTGGACAACAGCGTGACCTATCAGGTTTATGCCACTGCATTGGGATCAGCTGCTGCAATTGGCAATATCTACAGTGCCGCTGTGGCCATACCAAACGGCGTTGTAAGACAGATTTATGTTGGAGCTGGTAACAAACTCACTGTTACTGGTACATTTACTGCCAAGGAACTTGGCACACAAAGTTCAGCACAGCACAGCGTATTCAACTCTTCAGGAGTTTAATCCAAAATGAGAGCCCGCGAGTTTATAATCGAAGATGCTCATTCAAAGTTCCATGATTATCAACTTGGGCCAATGACCGGCATGATGCGTTACGATGGATTAGACAACTCAAATCCATATATGATGTGGCGTTATCTTGTTGCTGTTGCTGGCCACCCCAAGAAAGACGAATTTGATCCTACTAAGCCATTAGAAAAAGGTGGCCCAACTGGGCAAAAAATGGTAAGTTTAGCCTACACAAAAGCCGACGCAGAGATATTAGATGCCACATCCAGGGCCATGGGCGAGTCTGGAACAGAAATCAGCAGCCAAGAATCAACTGAACCCAGAGACACAAATAAAACCAGTCCAGTTAAAGGATTCCGAGGCTATCCACGATGAGAGCTCGGGAGTTCGTCACTGAAGACATTGATGGCCGCACAGGTTCTATAACTTACGACGTTGCACTAGCCTTACCAGGTGCTTGGAAAATTCCCAAACTGGCGAATCAAGATCCTTATTTGCAATACCGTTTTGGTGTGGCCATAGCCGGTGCCAAAGGTGCTGCCCAACGCAAACGAGATGGTGTTCCACCGTTCGAACAAGACAAAACTTTTGGCGAAAATATGATCATTGTCAGCTACGATCCGCACACTGGAGAATATATCGATGATGCTCTTAGAGAAATGGGCATGATTGCCAGCGATGCTGTTCAAATTGCTGGGCTAGACAGTGAAGAAATGCCCGATGTAGCCAAACGCAGTCCTGTAACAGGATTTAAAGGTTATCCAAGGTAAGTAGTAGTATATCATAACAAAGGAATTTAAATGAAAAAAATTATATTAGCAGTTGCTTTCTTTGCCTTTGCAGGCCTAGCACAGGCGCAAATCAACACTCAATGCCCACAGTTTACAGCGAACGGAACACCACAGTATGCGGCACAGCCCGGCGATCAAGAGATTTGCCACATGAACTATGCTGTAATCCACCGTTGTAGTGTCAAGGCTCCGGTAGCAGTATTTGAGCACTTGACAGCAGCGGCAATGACTGGTCCAGCCAAACGCAAAGACAACTTTCACCCAGATGTTGCAGTCACACCCAACTGTTCGGCTAGTCTTGCTGATTATGCTGTGGTTGGTAAAACACACGATCGCGGACACATGGCTCCAGCAGGTAACAACACACAAAATGATGCTATCATGACGGAGAGTTTTAACTTGAGTAACATGGTTCCGCAAGTTGCTAATAACAACCGTGGTATTTGGAAGCAGTTAGAAACATTTGAGCGCCAATGGGCCATGGCTCCGGGCACAGATTTCTACATCATATCTGGTGGTATTTACGATCAAGGACATCCTGTAATCGGCAACGGTCTAGGTATCCCAACACGTTTATACAAGATTGTTATTGAAAAGAACAGTAAGAAAGTTGAAGCTTGGTTAATGCCAAATACTGCGCTACCAGTAGCAGATTTGCCCAAGTATCAAACCACCATGACTGCTGTAGAACAAGCCACCGGCATGCGTTTTAATTTAGGCAAGTAACACCCGCAGTCATAAATTACAGTATGAATAAAACCTATTGTGCGGCTCCCTGGAGGGGCCTGCACATCAACCCACGTGGCGATGTCAAAACCTGCTGTGCCGGCAATCCCAACATGCTGGGCAATCTCAACAGCCAGACCATAGAAGAGATCTTGTCTGGACCTGTATTACGTGAAATACAGGATGTCATGCGTACCGGCGTTATGCATCAAACATACTGTAAAAACTGTATCAGTCGAGAAAGCAACGGCGGGGACAGCGAGCGTGTGTGGCACAATCAAGTCAACGACGATTTTGATATAGCACAAGCGTCTGACTATTATGAATTTCCTGCTATTATGGACATCAGATGGAATACCACCTGTAATCTCATGTGTAATTACTGTGAGCCCAGTGCTAGCAGCCGATGGTCGGTGGCACTTGAACAACCGGTCAATACCGAAACACGACATTATTATCAACAGGTCTGTGATTTTGTTGAAAAACACTATGATCGAGTAAGAGAAGTTGCACTAGTTGGTGGAGAACCCTTATTGCTCAAAGAAAATGAAAGATTGTTAGATGTTATTCCTCCTGACTGTGTGGTCACAGTAATCACCAATCTCAGTCTAAATCTTGAAAACAATGCTGTGTTTAAAAAACTGGCCGAACGCAATCAAGTAGGCTGGAGCATAAGTTTTGAAAATATCGGAGATCGTTTTGAATATGTGAGATACGGTGCCAAATGGAATCAGTTGATCCACAACCTTGATATAGTCCAGGATCTCATGCGTACCAAAAAACAATGGGGCGGAATACATGCAGTCTATAACTTGTTTACAGCCACACGTCTAAGAGAAATTAAACAATTTGCCCAGGATCGTGGGCTGACCATCAGATGGCAAAATTTAGATGGACCAGCTGTATTGGATCCTAGAACATACGGATCCGAAGTGGCCAAATTGGCCACGCGAGAAATTGAACTGTTGTTTGAATCCATGCCAGTTGATCCTGCTGAACGGCAGTTGTTCGAAACTGCACGTACACAATTTCAAAATCAAAACACACCCGATCCTGTAGCCCTGGAACGATTGGATCAATATATTACTCGCTTAGAGTCAGACTATCATCCTGATCAAGCCGGGCAGTTTGCTGTGTTGTGGCCCGAACTAGAAAGTTTATTATGGCACTAGACGAAAATACGCTGGTCAAGGCGCCGTATCGTCGACAGCATTGGACCGATGCACAACTAGAAGAATTTTTAAAGTGTGCCGATCCTGTTACCGGTCCTGAATACTTTATGGATAACTTTTTCCATATACAGCATCCTACCCGGGGCAAAATGCTGTATCATCCGTTTGACTATCAAAAGCGTTTGATTAACACATATCATAATTATAGATTCAGTATCAGTATGATGCCGCGACAAACCGGTAAAAGTACCAGTGCCGCTGGATACTTGCTGTGGATGGCCATGTTCCACCCCGACAGTACCATCCTGATCGCCGCGCACAAATACACTGGCTCACAAGAGATCATGCAACGTATCCGTTATGCCTACGAGCTGTGCCCGGATCATATTCGTGCCGGAGTGACCAGCTACAACAAAGGTAATCTGGATTTTGAAAACGGGTCAAGGATAGTATCGACCACCACAACTGAAAACACCGGCCGGGGTATGAGTATATCCTTGCTATACTGTGACGAGTTTGCGTTTGTGCGACCCACCATAGCCAAAGAATTCTGGACATCCATAAGCCCTACCTTGGCCACTGGTGGTAAGGCCATTATCACAAGCACACCAAACAGCGACGAAGATCAGTTTGCATTATTGTGGAAAGGTGCCAACCGGTGTGAAGATGAGTATGGCAATCCCACAGAAATTGGCATCAACGGATTTAGAGCCTATCGTAGTTACTGGAACGAACATCCAGATAGAGATGAACGTTGGGCCTCAGAACAGCGAGCACAACTGGGCGATGATAGATTCCGTCGTGAAATGGGTTGCGAATTTTTAATTTTTGATGAAACTTTGATAGCACCTGCTAAGTTGGTTGAAATGGTTGGTAGCGAGCCTACCAACATGACGGGACAAGTACGCTGGTATCAGCATCCCAAAAAAGATCGTATCTATACAGTGGCCTTAGATCCTAGTCTAGGAACCGGTGGTGATAATGCAGCCATACAGGTATTTGAGGCAAATACCACAGAACAGATTGCCGAATGGAAACATAATCGTACTACTATACCTGAACAGATCCGGTTATTGGCCAGCATTTGTGCTTACCTAAACGAAACTGTACAGAATCCTGAAAATATCTATTATAGTGTGGAAAACAATACCATAGGCGAAGCTGCCTTGATCAGTATAAATCAATACGGCGAAGAAAACATCAAAGGATACTTTTTAAGTGAATCGGGCGGTGCCGGAAAAACTTACAGGAAAGGTTTTAATACCACACATAAAAGTAAAATATCAGCCTGTAGCAAGTTAAAAACCCTGATTGAAACTGGAAAGATGAAGATACGCAGTAGAGCTTTAATAAGCGAATTAAAAACATTTGTAGCAAGTGGACTTAGCTATGCCGCCAAACTGGGCGAACATGACGACCTGGTCATGTCCACAATACTAAGCATACGCATGATGCAACAACTACAAAGTTATCACCCAGAAATGGATCGACAACTACGAGATTTCGCGGATACTTACATGCCTCCTATGCCGTTCATATCAATGATGCACTAAATACAAGACCATGGCAAAAGAAACAACTGAAAAAAAACTTTACGATCTACTAGTAACTAGGGATTACGATAACTTCCAGTCCCTTGACAGCCGTACGGGAAAAACACCGGTCAATCTAGAATCAGGTGCACAAGATGTCAGTCGAGCAGACATGTTTACCTTTGATTGGAGCAGCAGCCGTGGCAAAAACTACGGCACAGCAGTGATCCTGCTCACACCCGAACACGAACTAGAACTGTACTTTGGTGACAATCTAGGAAAAACTATAGAAGATCCTGCGGACAAAGACGAGTGGTTTGCGTTCATGGAACAGCTAAGACACTTTGCTACACGTACAAACTTCAACGGATTTAGACCCCTAAACATCAACCAATTACGACATAGCTTACAAGGCCAGGCTGCTATCAAAGAAGGCCTGTTTGAAAGCTGGCAAGGTCGTCGAAACATGAGCTGGAGTGCTGGTCCTACCGAAGCTAGACTCATGATCAAGCACAAACGCAATCTAGACGAAACAGATGCACGCCATCACTATATTGAAAGCCTGTTTATTGAAACAGCCGAAAGTGAACGTTACAAATTAAAATTCAACAGTTTGACAGCCGGTCGTGCCATGCTAGAACATGTGCGCCAAGGTGGTCGACCCTACGATGCAAGAGGTCAGCATATCTCTGACATGGTAGAAGAACTCAATGTGTTGAGTCGCTTTGAACGCAGTGTGGCACGTGACACTATCTTAGAAGGTGACACAGCACAGTTGGTACAAGAAGCCGTTGCTTATCGTAGCACACTTAAAAGCAGTTTAAAACGACTAGGTACCGGGCGTGGATACAGCGAGTATTTTGAATCGTGGAATCCTGTAGACCTCACTGAGCAGGATGTGGTAATTGAAAGTTTAAAACACATGTTCGTCAAACAGACATTAGATGCAAGAATTGAGCAGGCACTACCTTTGCTGGCTCGTATACAACAACAAGGAAACGCTATGAAAGAAGCTAATATATTTGAAGCCTGGGCCGATCGCCTGGTAGAAGGAACCTGGAGCACGCCAGACACGCCAGAAGCACAACAGAAACTCTTGGACTTTATGAGTCGAGAGCAACCGGTTGGTGCTGATGCCACTGATGCCACTGAGCAACTGTATGATTTGTTAGGTGATGATGAGCTGTTTGACCAATTGGCGACGTTGGCCGAATCGGACCCTGACGCCGACTGCCGTCAAATTGTGCTGGACCGCATGCAACAGCTCAGTGACCATCCTGATGTGCGTGCTGTACTTGACCAATTAAACATCGATGCCGACGCTGAAATGAATCCGCCTGAGAGCTTGCCAGCCGACTTGGATGACCAAAACATGGCCGAAGGCGAAGAATCCTGGCACGGTATAACTGATCCTGAATTGTTACAGGACATGATTGCCGATGCTGGATCCATGGACTACGATGAATTCTACGATGAATACAGCAGTATGCTGAACGATCCAGAAGAGTTTTGGAGTGAGTATCATGTGGCACGATCCAAAAAGCGTCCACTCAAAGACTTAACAACAAGTATTTCTCCAGAAGACTATGCGGCAAAATATCCAAATTCCCCCGGCCTTAAATTCATAAATCGAACAGATTTAGAAGAAGACGCAATCAACGCCTTACGCAGAGCCGCTGGCCTGACCGAGAATGTGTTACGTGATAGTACCGGTAGCACGCTGGATCATATTGCTGACACTTTTAAACGTGATATAAAAGATTTTGAAGCAACAGGTAACCTCAGCAAGCACCTCTATCAGGCCTTGTATGATTATTACCAAGATGACATGCCTTACGGTGCACGCACTGGTGACACTATTGATCCACACCAATGGATAGCTAAACGAATCACACAAGATCTAGGATTACAATCAACCAATCTAAGCCCGTTTGAACAGTTCAAACTACGCAATAATGCGGCCCGTGCCGAAATGGGCATGGAACCCAATCCTGACTTCAAAGAAGAGCGTGATCCACATAGTGTAGATGGTGGCATGGATAATGCTTTGTTACAGGATAATCTTTCTGGACGAATCGCTGGATCTGTTGCCGGAACAGAACTAGGGCCGGTAGGATCAGCCATTGGTGGAGCCATTGGTGACACCCTTACCGACGATGCTGTTTGCAACATGAGCGATCGCGGCGAACCGTGCCCAGTACATGGCCTAGAAGAATGCTGGGGTAGCCCGATGCCTGTCACCAACGAAGAAGGATTTGGGCTTAATCCAACTCCGGCTGCCATGGAACAAGAAGAGGATATGGGAGCTGATTGCACTTGTAACGGACCTGCACGCATGCCAAATTGTTTGGTACATGGCAAAAAAGCCGACCCAGATTGGTGGAACCAGGATATGGATGAGGAACGCAGTCCGTTAGCCGGACAGTACGGTCATCCAGGCAAGATGACGGAAGTAGGAAAAGATACAAGTTGGTTGGATCGCCTTAAAGAGCTTTCTGGCATGAAGCAATCATAAATACTCTTGCAATAAAACCGAGCGCATGCTATAATAACACATGCGCTTGACAGGCAACAGACACAATTTATCCAGTTTAGTAGCAAACACGATCAGTGACGTGTATAATAACACTGTAGGCAACCATTTAAGGCAACTTAAATCAACATCGTAAATCAACTTAGAAAGGCAACACGATATGGCATCCTTAGCAGAAATTAGAGCAAGACTAGCAGCATCAGAAAACAAACCTGGTACAGGTGGATCCGGTGGCGGAGATGGATCAATTTACCCACACTGGAACATGGAAGAAGGCCAATCGGCCACCCTACGCTTCCTGCCCGATGGCAACACCAAAAACACATTCTTTTGGGCCGAACGCCAAATGATTCGTTTACCATTCAACGGCGTCAAAGGCGAAACAGACTCAAAACAAGTTTATGTGCAAGTACCCTGCATGGAAATGTGGCAAGAGACTTGCCCAGTACTCACAGAAGTACGCACCTGGTTCAAAGACAAGAGCCTGGAAGAGATGGGTCGTAAGTATTGGAAAAAACGTTCATACATTTTCCAAGGCTTTGTGCGTGACAATCCCCTAGCCGATGACAAGACACCGGCCAACCCGATCCGTAGATTTATCATTGGACCTCAGATCTTTGCCATCATCAAAGGTGCCTTGATGGATCCAGAATTGGAAGAGTTACCAACAGACTTGTTGCGTGGCCTGAACTTTACTGTTAGCAAAACAGCCAAAGGTGGGTTCGCTGACTACAACACCAGCAAGTGGGCTCGCAAGGAATCGTCCTTGACCGAGGCCGAACAAGCGGCCATCACCGAACACGGCCTGTATGATCTCGGCACATTCTTGCCCAAGAAGCCCACTGAAGCCGAAATCAAGGTCATCAAAGAAATGTTTGAAGCTTCAGTGGATGGTCAGAGTTACGATGCCGAACGTTGGGGTGCGTATTTCCGCCCAGCAGGTGTAGCAGCTCCAGCAGGAGCTGCTACAGTGGCAGATGAAGATACCGCAACACCGGCAGTGGCTAAACCAGCACCAGTGGTGACCAGTGACTTTGAAGATGACGAACCAGCAGTGGCCACAGCACCAGTGACCGCAAAAGCACCCGCTGGTAATACCCAAGATATCTTGGCCATGATCCGTAGCCGTCAAAAGGCTTAATGCGTACAGCAGTAGATTTTGAATTGTTCTCTGAAGATTGTGAGGTGGTAGAAATACCACTTCATGATCAACGGGTTTATTTAATTCAAAAAAATGGCAGTAGTAGTCTGAGAAACCAGCAAAAAAAAGATAACCTTAGGGTATTTGTCAACGAACAAATACAAACTTTTGAATCAGTAGATGTTTACATTCGTAATCCTAGATCCAGATATGTCAGTGGAGTCAACACTTATTTACAGCATCTCCAACGCGATTATCCTGAATTAGATTACAACACAGCATTTTGGTTTGCAAAACGCTACAAATTTTTAAATAGACATTATCTTCCGCAGTTTCACTGGCTAGCAAATCTTAGTAGGTATCTAAATCCCACGGCACAGATACATTTTCGAGATTTTCGAACTTTTGGCGATATTGTAGATTTTGATGATCGAGCACGAGTAATCCCCCCAACTGAAAAGTTTGTAAAAGAATTATTAGACAATGATCCTGGTTTGGAGTTATGGTTATTTTTAGATCAGATCCTGTTGGAATTGGCCGGACAAAGTATGACCTGGTCAGAACTGCTGAACTATTATAAAAACAATCATTACGACATTATAAAACATGTACTGCCCTAGACTTGATCACTTTGTTCGCTTTAACTCCAATGGCACAGTAAGTCGATGTGGTCATATGGTCGTGGCTCCGCAGTTCGATAGTCTGGAGCAAATGGAATCAAGCGAATGGTTACAGACGGTTAAAGATCAATTCAAACAATACCAGTGGCCTGCAGAATGTCGACGTTGTCAGGAAGTTGAAGAAACCGAGCCTGGTAGTGTTAGAATACACGCTATAGCAGTAGACAAAACCGAAACACAGCCGGATTATCTACAGGTAGGCGGAGTATTAGATAACGTATGTAATGCCGCTTGCCAGACATGTAATCCAGATTGTAGTACCAGGATAGGTGCGTTATCTGGAAAGACATTCCCTATTGTTGATAACACGAATCGCTTTTGGGCGTTGCCACAAGAACGTATTCGTCATTTAGATATAAACGGTGGAGAACCTAGTTATAGTAAAAATTATAAAAGATTACTAAAAAAATTACCACCTAATTTACGTACACTTAGACTTAATACAAACTGTAATGTGGTCTTAGAAGAATTAACAGACATTGCGGCCCAAGGAATTGAAGTAACTGTAACAGTAAGTTGCGATGGAATTGGTGCAGTGCATGAGTTTATGCGGTGGCCTATTACCTGGGATAATTTTTACCAAAACTTAATGACATACAAGATTATGCCAGTAAAATTAAATTTGTGGACTACAGTCAGTGTATTAAATGTTGACGATTTGCCTAACATACAGGCATTTGCCCGAGAACATGGTATTGATCATGGTTACGCTTATCTTAAACAACCGGCGGTATTAGATGTCAATAATACGGACCAAGACTCTATAGATACATATATACAACGGCAAAAGCAACTGAGAGGCATGTTATGAAAATAGCAATCACCGGACACACCGCTGGTATAGGGCAAGCACTTGCTGACCGATATCAACAGGACGGCCATGAAATTGTTGGTCTCAGTCGTCGAGAAGGCCACAATGTTCGTGTAATTCCTAAAATTTGTGATCGTATCGAACCTTGTGATATGTTTGTCAATAACGCCCAGGCCGGTTATGCCCAAACAGAACTGCTATTTGAAATGGCCAAACGATGGCAAGGAACCAGCAAACACATCGTGGTAATAAGTACCATGATGACCCAGGATCCTGTGTCGGTGTTGCCAGGATTGGACATGGATCAATATCGTGTGCAAAAAATTGCACTCGAAGAAGCAGTACGACAAATACGCAATCGCCGACTGGGGATAAAAATTACTCTGGTACGTCCTGGTAACATTGCCACCAGTGCTGACAAAACAGTACCGCCAGCAGCCGATGTAGACAACTGGGCCTGTACCTTGGTAGATATTCTTACCATGGCCGACAAAAACAATCTTAGAATTCCTGACATTAGCCTGGGCCCACAATGACACCCAAAGACATATTGACCAATAAAACATTTTGTCCTATGCCGTGGACCGGCTTGATGTACAATTTTGACGGCACTGTAAAAAACTGTATACGCAGTGATGAAGCAACTGGTGCACTAGGAAATATTAAAGATGCTCCAATCGAAGAAATATTGCTAGGGCCTGTAAATCTAACCAAACAAACAAACATAATAGATAATGCTCCGGCCGCTGGGTGCCACACCTGTTACGATTTAGAACACGGAAAAAACGGTTTTGATATTATCAGCGATAGAATTTTTTACATACGAGAATTTAAACAAACGCCACTTGATACCTATCGAGTTAACAATTTTGATTTACAAACCATTGATGTGCGATGGACTAACTTGTGTAATTTTGCCTGTGTTTATTGCAGCCCAAAGTTTAGCAGTAAGTGGGCAGATGAATTAAATCTTAAATTAAAAACACCGTCTGACGAACAGCAGGAAAAATTTAAACAGTATATCTACAAACATTCCCATCAACTTAAACATGTTTATCTAGCCGGTGGAGAACCTTTATTAATGAAAGAAAATTTAGAACTACTGCGAGAATTAAATCCCGACGTTAATTTAAGGATAAACACTAACCTTAGCAAAGTTGATACCGGCGTG